GGGAGGGGGAGTCGGTTTGAAGCGCTCCGGGACGATGTTGCCCAGCGCTGCACCGAAGCCAATCAGGTGGCTCTGTCCTATGTGAACGACACCACGCCGGGCATTTACAACCTGAACCACAATTACGCTGCCTATACCATCGAGCAGGTGGCCGGAGATGTGGGCTTTACGCTCTATGATGAGCAGACTATGAAACGGCTGATTGCAGAGGATCCCACGTTGCTGCCGAAACGCCGTGTAGACGCTCCGAAGGACCTGAAATGGAACAAGAAGCGTTTTACAGCGGAGGTAACAGCTGGAATCCTTCAAGGTGAGAGCATCGGCAAGATCGCAAACCGCGTCCAGAATCTCTCTGACGCCAACCGCGCCGGTGCCCTCAGAAACGCCCGTACAGCCGTCACAGGAGCGCAGAACGCCGGGCGGCAGGAATCATACACCCGAGCAAAGAAAATGGGCCTGCCGCTGCGTAAACGCTGGGTAGCGACCAAAGACGGCCGCACCCGGCATGAACACGCACTGCTGGACGGCCAGACGGTGGCTCTGGATGAGCCTTTCAGGATTGACGGCCACAAGCTGATGTTCCCGGGCGACCCCACCGGCCTTGCCCGGCTGGTTTGGAACTGCCGGTGCACCATGCGGACGGTGGAGAAAGATGGCATCGAGGCCGAGCCGCGGAAGATGCGTGTTCGTGATCCTATTACCGGCCGGAATGTGCTGGTCAACGAAATGACTTTTGATGAATGGCAGAAGTGGGTGATCAGACGTGGAAATCAGATTCATTGACAACAGCGAATTTGTAAAAAAGGAGCTTGAAGAGGCCGTCCTCCGGGCGCTGGAGCGCTGCGGGATGCAGGCAGAAGGTTATGCAAAAGACCTCTGCCCGGTCGATAGTGGCGATCTGCGTAACAGCATCTCCCATCGGGTGGATGATTCTGAACAAGCCGCATATATCGGCACGAATAAGGAGTATGGAGCCTATGTCGAACTGGGAACCGGCATCCATTATCCCGGCGGTCGGCAGACGCCTTGGGTATACCAGGACACGGAGGGCCATTGGCACCACACCCGGGGCCAAGAGGCGCAGCCTTATCTGAAACCGGCTGTTGCCGATCATAAACAGACCTACCGAAATATCATCGTGGATGAACTCAGCCGGTAGGCAGACAACTAAATTTAGCGCATGGGCATTGATCCAGCGCGACCACTAAGAGTCAACCTGTAAGTTTTTCTTACTGGTTGGCTCTTTTTCGTTCCGGTAAAACCCGCAAAGAACTGCGGTTTTTATAAACATCTATCGCCCCGATGAACAGGGGACAAAGAAAGGAAGATAGTAAAAATGGCACTGACCCGCAAAATGCTCAAGGCTATGGGCATCGAGGAAGAGAAGATCGAGCAGATCATCGAGGCTCACTCTGAAACTGTGTCCGGCCTGAAAGCTGATATCGAGAAGTACAAGGGCGATGCTGAGAAGCTGCCCGGCGTCCAGAAGGAACTGGACACCCTGAAAGCTGCCGGGGATGGCGGCTGGAAGGAAAAGCACGACACCGTCAAGAAGGAACTTGACACCTTGAAAGCCGAGAACACCAAAAAGGAAACCCGCGCAGCCAAGGAAAAGGCATGGCGAGCACTCCTGAAGGAAACCGGCGTGAGCGAGAAGCGTATCGACGTGGTTGTCCGCGCCACCGATCTGGACGGTATCGAGCTTGCAGAGGACGGCAAGATCAAGGATGCCGACAAGCACACGGAGGCTATCAAGAAGGACTGGGGAGACTTCATCGTCACCAAGAAGAAGGAAGGCACCCAGACCCAGAATCCTCCTGCCAACGGTGGCGGAGACGGTCCTAAGACCCGCGAGGAGATCTACAAGAAGGACGATAAGGGTCGCTTCTTGCTGGATGCCTCTGCCCGCCAGAAGGCTCTCGCCGAACTCATGAACAACAACAATACGGATTGAGAAAGGAAGTAATCAACTATGGCAAAAGAGAATCTGACTGTTCAGACCCAGATCACCGTTGCTGCCCGCGAGCAGGACTTCGTCAGCGTGTTCGGCAGCAACTGGGATGCGCTGCGCGCCATCATGGGCGTCATGCGTCCCATCCGTAAGGCTCCCGGCACTAAGCTGGTGGCCAACAAGGCAAGCATCACCCTGCAGAGCGGTGCTGTTGGTGAGGGTGAGGAGATCCCCTACAGCATGGCCAAGGTGGAGCCTGTCGCATTCGGTGACATCACCGTTGAGAAGTATGCGAAGGCTGTGTCCATCGAAGCTGTGGCCAAGTATGGCGCAGAGGTGGCCGTGCAGAAGACCGACGAGGCCTTCCTGAACGAGCTGCAGAACGTTGTTCTGACCCGTTTCTACACCTTCCTGAAGACCGGCACCCTGACTGCCGAGGAGTCCACCTGGCAGCGTGCGCTGGCTATGGCCAAGGGCGCCGTTCTGGATAAGTTCCAGAAGATGCGTAAGAACGTGACCGAGGTCGTGGGCTTCGCCAACATCCTGGACTTCTACGACTACCTGGGCGATAAGGACATCACCATCCAGACCATGTTCGGCCTGAACTATGTCGAGAATTTCCTCGGCTATAAGACCCTGTTCCTGCTGTCCGAGCCTGATATCGCCCGCAATCAGGTGATCGCGCTCCCTGTGGAGAACATCGACCTGTACTACATCGACCCCAGCGACAGCGACTTCGCCAAGCTGGGCCTCAACTACACCGTGCAGGGTGAGACCAACCTGATCGGCTTCCACGTTGAGGGCAACTACAAGACCGCGGTCGGCGAGGCATTCGCTCTGATGGGCATGGCCCTGTGGGCGGAGTTCCTGGACGGCATCGCCGTCTACACCGTGGCCGAGGGCGTCTAAGGAGGTGTGCTGAATGTTCAAGGTTATCAGAGCATTTAAGGACAGAACCGACAACGACCGGTTCTATAAGACCGGCGATACCTTCCCCGCAGAGGGCGTGAAGGTTCCCAAGGCCCGCATCAAGAGCCTGCTGGATGGCTCCAACAAGAACGGCAAGGTTTATCTGGAGGAGATCAAGGACGGCGAGCCTGAAAAGGCCGGCACTCCTGACCCCGAGAACGGTGAACCCGAGCAGGCCGGTTCTGAGGAATAAGAAGGAGGCGGCGTAATGCTTGAACAGATTCTGCGGCATCTGCGCAACTGGTTTGTGGTATATGGCGGCGTCCATCATGGGACGTTTACGGTGGAGGAAGGCAGCATTACGCTGCCTTTCCTCCAGGTAGGCCAGTATTTCCGCATTGAAGGCTCTGTGTTCAATGATGGGCTCCACCAGTACCCGGGGGATAATCTGAAAGATGAAACCTTTGAGGGTGCTGTGTGGGCATTGGCTGTCCCCAAAGCTGTGGTTGATCTCAGCGCGGAAATCTCTGAATGGGAAGAAAAGCACGGCGCAGCATCGACCGGGCCTTATCAGTCCGAGTCCTTCGGCGGCTATTCCTACACGAAGGCCACCGACACCAAAACCGGCGGCCCTGTTACGTGGCAGCGTGCTTTCCGGGGCCGGCTGAATCAGTGGAGGAAGATATGAGCCTGATGGATGATTTCAAGGCGTCCTGTGTGATGCTCGAAAGGAACCATGCGGCAGACGGCGAGGGTGGCTTTACCCCTACGTGGGAGGAACGGAACTCGTTTCACGCTGCAATCACCCTTGACTCCTCGACTCAGGTCAGAAAGGCCGAAAAAGAGGATGTATCGAGCGTTTACACAGTGACCACCAGCAGAGAGATCGTGCTGAAATATCATGACGTGTTCCGGCGCATCGAGGATGGGAAGGTTTTCCGGGTCACCTCCAAGGGTGACGATAAGAAAACCCCCAGAAGTGCAGCGTTGGATATGCGGCAAGTAACCGCAGAGGAATGGAGGCTGACATGACCAAAGGTGAAGCATTGCAGAAGTTCTTCTCCGGGTTTGGCGTGGCTGCTTATGCGTCCTCTGCCGTTCCCAGAGATGTCGTTTTCCCATATCTGACCTATGATCTCATTACGGATGCGTGGGAAAGCGGCGAGGTTGGCCTGACGGTCAATCTGTGGTTTTACACCGAGAGCGAAGCCGTACCCAATGCCAAGGCGCAGGAACTCTCTGAGGCCATTGGCCCGGGCGGCATTACCTTCCCCTGTGATGGTGGTTTTATCTGGCTGAAACGTGGCTCTCCGTGGTGCCAGAGCCTCCGGGATGAGACCGACTCCACCATCAAACGGCGGTATATCAACGTTTCCGTTGAATACCTGACCAAAAACTGAGCGAAAGGATAATCGTTATGGGAAAGTTTACTCAGATTCCTCAGAGTACCTTTGAGGAAATGCAGCTGGACGCAGGTATGCTGCTGAAAACCTTCGACCCTGCAACCGGCGCGGCGCCTAAAGACGAGGACATTATCTGCGCTACGACCGGCGGCATCACGGTCTCCTGTGTTCCCACCTATTCCGACATGGGCGCGGATGTGGACAACTGTCCGGCCAACATGATGGAACTGATGCAGCTGGACTCTTGGGCCTGCAAGATGGCCTTTACCTCTCTCGGTTCCTCTCCCGAGTCTATCAGACTTGCCCTGGGCGCTGCGGACGTTGATTCTGCCAATTCCAAAATCACGCCCCGGAGCGAACTGAAACAGACGGACTTCTCCGATGTGTGGTGGGTCGGTGACCGTGCGGACGGCGGCATGGTGGCTGTGTGCCTGAAAAATGCCCTGTCCACCGGCGGCTTCTCCCTGAAGACCGCCAAGAATGGCAAGGGCCAGACTTCCGTTGAACTGTCCGGCCATGTTTCCATCAAAAATCAGTCCGTTGTTCCTATGGAGTTCTACAGTAAGGCGGGTGCAGCCGCATGAGACTGTCTGACTTCAAGGATGAAAAGGGCGTAGAGATCGTTGCGAAGCTGCTTGTCCCGGTCTGCATGATTGCGGCGAATCCGGCCAATGCCAAGGCAAAGGCCGTTTGCAAGAACAAGCTGGAGTTTGCCAGTGCTATGCTCCAGAACAACCCCTCCGAGGTTATGACCATGCTGGCAATTCTGGCTGACGAAGATCCGGCAGAATATCACTGCACCGGAGCCACCGTCATGATCGGCCTTCTGGAAATGCTGGCAGACGAAGAGGTAATGCAGCTTTTTGGATTGCAGAGCAAGATGACGGGGCAGACTTGCTCTGGCTCGCAGTCGGAGACTACCGAGGCCCCCGAACAGTGAGTGCGTTTATGCGGTACGTTGTGGCTCGTTTCAAACAGGAACGGAAGGACACGGCGTACCGCATTTATTTAACTGACTGTCTCCGGAACATCGGCGAGAGCGTTGCTGATGTTTCCAAAATGTCCGGTGGAGAGGGACGATATATCGTCAGTCGGTTTTCCGACATCCTTTATCCGAAGCCGGAAGAAACCCGAACCGGCGAAGAGATCATCGCGCATCTGCGCAAGAAGCTGGCGGTGAATTGATATGAATTTATTTGACCTATACGCAAAAATCCGTCTGGACACAGACGATTACGAGCGCGGGCTCGGAGAGGCCAGCGGCTCGATGAGCAACTTTAGCTCTCTCACCGTTGCTGCCGGCAATCTGATCGCAGACGGCTTGAAGGTTGCCGGAAAGGCGATTGTCAATCTGGGCAAACAGGCAATCGGCGGCTTTGCCGAGCAGGAGCAGCTGGTGGGCGGCGTGGAGACGTTGTTCAAGGATAGCGCCGACACCGTTATGGGGTATGCCCAAAACGCCTATAAGACGGCCGGAATGACTGCCAATAAGTACATGGAGACCGTGACCAGCTTCTCCGCAAGCCTGCTGCAGAGCCTCGATGGAGATACGGCAAAGGCAGCTGAAAAGGCGAATCTGGCCATCACCGATATGTCGGACAATGCCAATAAGATGGGCACCAGCATGGAGATGATCCAGAACGCCTACAACGGCTTCGCCAAGCAGAACTTCACGATGCTGGATAACCTGAAGCTGGGTTACGGCGGCACGAAAGAGGAAATGCAGCGACTTCTGGAAGATGCTGAAAAGCTGTCCGGCTTAGAGTTTGATATTTCCTCTTATGCTGACATCGTGGACGCGATCCACGTTGTTCAGACTGAAATGGGCATCACCGGCACCACGGCGAAGGAGGCCAGC